GCGGCCTAGCAGAAATAAGGGTTTTCGTTTTCCTCTCTATCACTGCTACGCTTCGCTGTTTATCGCTCAACAAACTACATCAACCCCATAAGTTCATCATGTTCGCTTATCCCTGCGGGGCTTGGCTAGATGCTAATTGGTAGTGCATCGCCAAACAAATCAGGTTGATTCTCTTTTTTCAACTCACCGCAAGTAACAACCCGTTCGAGTCCTTCCCATGAAACTTGATAGACACAATCCGCTAGAACCTTGAAGTGATAACCCATTTCCTGCAATGCGATTTGGTCAAGGCTAAACAGTTTCGTCTTCTTATCATACACATCGATGTAAATCCGATAGAACGACAAATCATCATCCAGTTGGTTACTAGACTTGTAACGGACGTAAGCTATCTGTTTTGAGTAACCCGTAACAAAAAACTTAAAACCATCTAACGGGCCGAACCACTCATCAACTTCTGATTCCTTAGTCGGTGTACCGTCAGGAACTGGCGAAGCAGCTGGCACTTGAACCGTTTCAACTGGCGTCGATTCTTCAGCAGGAAGATCTTTATCTTTAGGACTAAAAGCCCAAATCATAAGACCAACACCTAGCAAGATAAATATCACCGAACCAACAACAGGCCAACGCTTCCAAATGGGAACAATGTCAGCAGCCATAGCCTCAGTTACACTGCTATTGGAAGCCGTATGACTTTTGTAAAAAGGAAAATAAGCTTGCTCGTATTTTCGAATGCTCTGGTTAACAACATCACCATTAGCACCAGAACGTACTTTTCTTGTGTAAGTATTGTTAGAACCTAAAGCCGTATTCTTAGCGCAATAATAAGTAACCTCAATCATGTCCTTAATATCACGGTGTATCTTCCTCAAGTTCTGAGTCACAAGAATTATATCGACACCATAGTGACGATGTAGCGAATACCACTCAAGAATCTCAGTATTTAAATTCTTATTTGGCAAAGTCATATGTGCCTCATCGACTACATATAATGGCCCCTGCCCTTGTTCATTTCGCCATTCATCCTGATAGTGAGCAACTTGACTAAATGGTCTTTCCATAGAGCCAAATTCAGTTAGCTGACCATCGACAACAGAAATAAGTTCTCTTACTTCCTCACCAAGAACCGCAACAAAGTGATCTATTTGAAGCGGTAAATTAGTAATAACTTTACGACCATCCTTTAAAGCAGGAAGCACTTGATAAGCCACAGCCTCATAACTTTTCCCGCCACCTGGTCTGCCTACAATCCCGTATATCATGAGCCTAACCTCGTAAATGGAATCAATTGAAGAAGTAAACGAGAAACCAATGAAGCCAATATAATCGCAAGGGCTTGAGGCAATCCAATTGCAGAAAGCACCCAAGAAACCTCACTTGGAATAGCAGTCAAATATTGCGATATATCCATTGGCTCAAAGAAACCAAATACCCAGTCAATTAAAGACTGACATAAAGATAATATTTCATCCAAAGCCCAGATAAACACATCCTTTATCATGTCTACCAAGCTGATAATTAATCGATATAAAAACTCGATAAGCTTATTAAATAAATCAACAATCCAATCCATGTTAGCCACCTAATATATTTTTACGTGCCGTAGCAATAGCGGTAAATATCAAACAAAAACGAACAAAGCCAAAAATCCAATCAAGATTGAGATAATCCTCTATGTTGTATTCTCCAAAATCCAATACCGGAATAGTAAAGCTAGGCTTTTTAGCATTAGACAAATCAAGATTGCCAAAGGTATCGACAAACCCATCTAACACATTGGATTTAATAGATTGAAAGTGAGAATTAGCGACACCTGAAAGGCCGTCTGGATAACTGGAAGTATAAAAACCAGTACAAGAAGAATTTTGAATACAAGTGCCAGTTGTACCAGCTGAACCAGTATCAACATTTGATAGACCATCAAGAGATCCTTTTATATCTTCCAATGATCCATTTACATCAGAAAAACCCTTTTCGAGTGCTGCATTGGTCGCGTTACCAGACGATTCGATAGCCTCAACAGTTTGTTGAGTACCAGACTTAACGGCAGTCTCAACACCTTGAATCAGTGTCTTAGTATTTTTGTAGATATCGATATTGGTCTGAGCTAAATCTCGAGTAGCGTTAGAGTTGTTAACGACGTTCTTATTGAGCCTATCAAGTTGCGTGTTGATATCAGCTTGAGACTTATTGATATCAATATTCAAATCACGCAACGCCTTATTAGAGTCACGATTCATGTTGGCAATAGCCTTAACAATATCTGCATTAGAATCAGGCGTTAACTCAGGTTCTGTAACCTCTTTCTCAGGGTCTACACCTTCAGGGTTCGTCGGGTCACCGCTTGCATCAGGAATATTATCAGGGTTTGAAATATCACCATCGGGTTCTGTCGGGTCAGTCGGGTCAGTTGGATCAGTCGGGTCTGGGTCTGGGTCTGGGTCTGGGTCGAATGAACCAAGAGAGCAAGAGAACTTACCACTGGAATCATAATCACAAATGGCCTCATCATCGTACTCAGCATCTAAATTTGGCTTTCCATCACCATCGGTATCTTTACGACATACAAAAGGTGATTCAACGTAGGGTTTTTCGCAACCTTCCCATGGTTCTTCTAATTGGTCATCATCTGGAGGTGTCGCACCATCACAACCGCCATAGTAAGGGCAATCTGCATAATCTTCCTCGCCACCAACGCAATCATTACCCGTATAAAACGAGTCCTTACCAAATCCTTCTGAATTAGCGTAATACCCTGCAACGGCCTCGCATAAGTTGGATAATACACAATACTGCCGAAGCGTTGTAACGGGTTTACCATCATCTGGGATTTGACCTTGAGGCCATGGTGCGGTCTTACCTTTTTGGTCTTTACAACCCAAGATAGGAATACAAGATTTTGAAGCAGCACTATAAACAGTACCCTCTGGGCAAGTATCACAAACACCATTGGCCATTAAGAAAGTTCCCGTCGGACAACCAGAAGCAAAAGAAGCATTAAGCTTTAATTTAACTCTATGACCCTCGGTGCGTTGAATGGTACAAGCACCACCATCATTTCTATAGTAAAAACCTTGACCGGAATTATTAGCTAAAAGAGTATCGATATCGACAACCTCACCACCTTGAAGCGGAGGCATGAAAGGAGGATAACCATAATTAACTTTACAAAATCGTTCTGCAAAAGAGCTTGAGGAAAAAAGGCATAGGAAAATGAGCAGAATTATTTTTTTATTGAACATAGAAACACCATAAAAAAAGGAGGCCGAAGCCTCCCTAACCTTGCATATTTTGAGCTGCTATAAATCCTGCTAAACCGCCCAAAAGAGTAAAAACTATGAGTTGGAGGTCATGCAGAACTAAAAGCATGATGAACTCTAAACTTTTTGCACAGTGCGCTTACCAAGAACGATAGCTTTAAAGGCCATAGCGATACCGATAATAAGAACACCCGCAGCGATAACTTTTGCAGTTGTACCAGTCAAATCGATAGCAGCCCAAATATCGTCAACACCTTCAGCACGAGCACCCGCAGACGCAACAAGAAGAAGTGAACCAACCGCAGCTTGAGTTTTAACTTTACCTGCGAACTTACGAACAGCATTCATGTGTTTCATATTTATTTCCTTTTTTAAATTAGCCTAATGACGCGTAATGCAGCCTTAATGGCATAGGTTTGGAGAAAGCCAAATACAAATACAAGAGCAAAACCACCTGCAAAATATGTAGCAATCTCAGTAGCAGTTATTTGCGTATATGCCATGAAATATTGATAGTCACTTGCTGACATCATCACGTAACCTGCGCAATCTGTAACATCAAGCTCAGGAACTACAGCAAGGAAACCATCGGCATTTGGCAAAGCACATACAGGCATAACTAATCCTTATTTTCCTAAACTTGCTTCAAAGTGTTTTTTAATTTCAGGATCAACTGGAGTTAATTCCTTAACGATTGCACCGCCAAGTGGATTTTCTAAATCGATATCCAAACGAACGTGATATTCACGACGAGGAACAAGAGCACCTGTTTTCTCAAGAAGCAAAGCGTATTCATAATCAATCATGATTGGTTGGTCATACTTGGCATTAACATCACCAGACTCACCAACAGTGCGACGTTTAAAATTATCCGTAGAAACCTCTTTCAACGGACGAGAAATATTAAGCTGTGCTGTATGACCATTAAATTGGTTCCAAGTAATATCCATACCTAGAACAAACAAACCCTTTTCCATAATTTCCACCTAATAATCTGAGAGTATTTCATCAACTAAACAGTTATAACCACTAGGAAAACCGATTCTTGGTGAACCCCTAGCAATCAAAGAGACGACCTTATCTGCATCACCATCATTCAGCTCAACAAGGTCACTAATCACACGCCCCCATTGACGACGAAGCCAATGGGAAGCTGAAAGAACATCCAAAGCCGCACGCTTTTTAGGTTGTGGCTTAGTATCAAATGGTTCACTAGCCTCGATAGAAGCTGCAAAATCATTGATTGCAGCAAACGAACCTGCCAAGTCTCTAAGAACCTCAACAGACCAGCGCTTAAGTTCAACCTCAGAGCGATACCAAATCAGGCCAGTATCAGCGAGTTTTTGCTCAAGAGCTTTGTTGTAGATACGCCAATAAATTTGAGACTGGCGAGAGCCTACGCTGACTTGTTCCTTAGAAAATTTCTTACCACCATCCGCAGTAATGTCGTACTCGTAATCTTCTTTGACCTTAGGGAACTTGCCGCGAACGGAAGGTTTAAACGCACCCTCATAAGCAGCGGTCAAAGCATACTTACAATCAAAAAGGCCGTGAAAATCATCAAAGGCCAAATCGATACGAGCCAACGATTGAACGTGAAGAACGTTAGCCAACCAGTGATACAAAGAGAAAAGCGAACGGCGAGCAAGAACATGTTTGCACCCTGCACCATTAATCGAAATGTGCACAGTGTCATTGTTGCCACCAATACCAATACGACCGCAGAAAGTCTCACCGTTTGGAGAAAGTAAGTTGAACGAGTTTTCGTAAAACTGGAACGACATATCACGAGGGCCAGACATTGAAAGTCCAAGAACTCGACTAACAAAAACCTTGAGACACTTCTCTAAGTAGTCGGTGAATACTGCATCCGTGTACGCCTTGTAATCTTCAAACGATGAGAAATCACCAACCATTTGAGACTTAATGACAGGAGCTTGAGGGAAATGAGGCTGACTCTTATTGGTGAAACCAATGTAGCCCGCTCTTTCACAGTGACGAAGATCCTTTAACTTAAAAGTGAACGCCAACCAATCAAGCTGAACGCCTTTTTCGTTTGTGTTGCCGTCACCAATCAAGTTGGCTTGTATCTGTTGAGCGTTATTCATTGATAAGCCCCAAAGCGATTCTTTCCTGATAAGTCGTATCGGTTATGGATACAAGCTCATAGTCGTCAAATTCAGAATCACAGTAGCAAGACAAGCTTGAGTACGACTTGAAAAAATCCCAGTGCCCGTCGAGGTAAACCGAAACGGTGTAGTCAGGCATCATGTCGTAGAAAATCTTAATCATAAGCTCACGTTTCATAAAATCCGAAAATGCAAACATTGCATCTTGTATACATTGAACAAGTTACTTCGGGTGTAGATATATACTGTATACATGTTTCTTGTCAACTATGTCATTGTATAGAGTTACACTTAGGCTATGATAAAAAAAAAGAAAATAGATGTGCGATTGGTTGCACACATTCACGTCAGTTATAAATATGAAACTGAGGTAAGGCATTGATGAAAAAGTCTTTAATTGAAAACGTACGAATCAAAACAATAGAGGCAGAGGCACTAAAAGAACGCTCTTTCGAGCTAACTATGAAAAAAAAGGATTTTGTTCGAGAACCTGACATAGTTCACTTTTTGCTTATGGAGTTTGTAAAAGGAAAGATACAGGTAGACTTGGATGAGAACGGAGCATTGAAGCTAGTAAAGGAGTAAAACTCGCTAACGCTCAAACACTGGCGCGTTACACTTGCGAGTACCATGGGGATACGAAAGCTGATAGTTCCGTGGAATAAACCCCCGTATTACTAGACGGGGGTTTTCGCTCCGCTCCATGTTGGGGCCCTCCCGACGAAACGGGCCCCTCCCAACATTTGGTGCTCACGAAAAGCCAAACGGCTAGGAACTAGGAAGTGGTTTGTTATTTTTTGACATACTGGTATGTCATCCAGTGCGTATTGTGCAAATTATGTTACGGGTTAATCTTTAACAACGATTTTCCTAACGGGCATCAA